TTACTTAATTAATGCAACAGTACCAATTCCGGCGGCATAGCCTATTCCAACTCCCCATTTGAATCCATTAAACCAAGTTGTCCGGAGTGAATTTTTTTCAAGTATTGAAATATGGCTATCCTTTACCTGCAATAAACTATCTTTACGCAAGATAATGACATTCATCACTGACAATTGTTTTTCTGTCAGATATAAATTTCGTGAATATTTTTCCGCTTCAATGTCGAGGTTATAATTAGCACTGTCCAAAGCATTATTTTCCTTTTTAATGCTATCTATTACGTTTATATAAGCTTTTGCTATGTCATTGCATTCTGGCTTTAACAAGGCGATGCTATCAGCTTTTATTTGCGTTTTTTTTGTTGCCTTTCGATACAATTCGGCAATATTCATCCAGTATGTTACATTTTTTTTCAATGCTTTGATACTGTCTGAATTTTTATCCTTAATACGAGATATTTCAATAATATGGTTTTTGTCGTTTGCAGTGGAAACGCTATCAATTATTGTTTTGCGAAAATTTGCAATCTCAATATTATTCAATGCACTGTTGTTGTGTATGAATAATTTAGAAGCTACAAATAGCACGGCAAGAAATGATATAATCACTATTGCAATTATTTTCAAATTTATTTTGTTCATAAATTATTGTCTTTTATTATTTTCTCTATTGATTTACAAGTAGTTGTTAACATGCTTGAGTAATTTGGAGTTGTAGCGTAACCGGCTTTTGCAGCTTCTTTAAAAAATGCGTATGGATCATTCCTAACCAACCATGCTTTTGCATATCGAGTGCGGTTTTTAAAGAAATAAGCGTGTGCAATAAACCCGTCCTTAGCCGTTGGATATTTCCGGAAATAATCTTTTACACGGTATTTATACAACTTCTTTGCCGAATCCCAAGCGATAGAAATAATTACTGGAAATCTCAAAGACTTACTACTACTGTACTCTGTTGTAAGTAGTAATTGTTCGTTTCCATTAACGCCATCGCTATCTTTTTCGCCAAAAAAGTTATTTCCGGGAGCTGATTCTCCCCAAGCGCTTTCCAAAGCTCCCTGCGTGAGCGAAACAAGGTAATTCATACCTGTTGCCGCCTCACTTTCCCGGGCGAAGCCAATATATTTTTTTATAAAATCCAATTTTTGCATGTTATTTCACAGTATCATCCTTTTTCTTCATGTACTCTACAACCGCATCGGCAATGGCTTCTAAATTGTCTTTGTGGGCTATGACCTGACCGGCAAGTGCCGCCACATTGTCAATTTTTATCTTGTCTTCCGCCTTTTCGTATATGCTTTTGATTTCGATTAATCCGATCCCAATAGCCCCTAAAAGGGTTATAAAAGGGAACATCGGGAAATGATATTGATAATAAGTTTCCAAATACCATATTGAAGCCATTTGCATTACATCGACTACTGTAAGTGCTAACATAACATTATAGTACCTTGCAATCTTGTCTATCGTTCGCTTAAAACCATAGCTTGACCGTACAATTCCATTTTGTTTTGCCTTGCGAACTCCCGACCATAAATCGGCAAGAATTGCCATCAGGACCAGCATGTATATGCCGAACAATATCCAGAGTGTTACTATTATTTTTTCCATTTTTTATGAATTTTTACTTAGAAAATCAGAAACTAACATGGCATCCACATCTTCCGTGAATGTTAAAAACTCTTTGTAGTTGTCAACAGCACTTGTATCTACCTTGATTCCAAGAACATGTTTATTGTATGAGTTGACAAGGTTGAATTCTGTTGATTCATCCACTATCGAACGGATGATTGCTTTTTTTAAAGCGGATTTTGTGGGTGTTTCCCAAATGCGCATCTCACGGCACTTCCATCCAATTTGCTCTTCATCTGTCTTACCTTCAGGAATACCCATTTCAGGTTCAATGTTGTACCTGTATAAATTTGAACCATCATTGTCTTGCTCAAATACCGAAGGTTTGCCAAAAACAAGGTCATATCTTGCATTTGGCTCTAATAATTTCAATTTCATATTTTTTTATTTTTATGGAATAAAACATAAACGGGAACCAATTGATGGGTGCACATTATATGAATAAATATTTGTATATAAATCTAACAAACCACAATAGACACCAAAAGCGGAAGACCCTCCAAAACAAATAGCTTTTTCAACAATACTACTATCAGGTTTTGTTATAAATGTATAATCGCAGAAATATGTTGTTGAACCAGCTCCTACTGATAATGGAGCAATATCACCAAATTCACCAAGGACAAGCTCCTTTATGTACCCATCGGTTCTTGGCATATTTCCACGTAATTTATAATTTGCAATTCCTGAACTTGTGAAATTGGCCGGTGTATCACACACGTAGAACTCGGTTATTCCTCCACTTGCATCAGATTGTATATTTACCTTGCAACCATCGACAAACTTTTGAATGTGCCCAAAAGGATTTTCGATCCCACGATAAGACGGAACACTTACTGTTGTTCTTGTAATTGGCGAAAAATAAGTCGTATTGGTAACTGCGTTACCAGTACTTGCCAACACACAAACGTATAATAATTCTCCTGATGAAACATAGTTTCCCGCAACGTAAGCCGTTGATGCATTATATGCCCCAACATATCCAGCCGAATAGTTTGAATCATATTCAAATGGCATGGTGAATGAAATAACACCAGTTTTGTTGCCGAGGCTATTTGTATAACCACATGGAATGAATGGATAGCCAGAGTTATAGCTATTAATTTTAGTGCCATCAATCGTTGTAACACCAAGACCTAATCCACCTTGTTTGTAGCCATCAGTTGTTAATGCAGCATTATAGGCATCTTGTGAATTGAAATTTGCATACTCAACGGCAAACAACCAAAACAACTTCCTGTGCATTTGGTATGTGTAACAATTCCAGTTAACAGAACCTCTGTTTCGTGCATAGGTGCGAAAGTTTGTCAAACTCGTATCTGTTACCGGCTTTCCTAAAAGTGTTTTACTCAAAGCATCCCAAGCCGTTTGATTGCCACCACCACGATAAGCCGCGGTTGTATTAACTACCGATGCCAATTTGTTTGTAGCACGTTCAACGGTCGTTTCATACGCTGAAACATAGTCTTTTGACCACTTAATAAATCCGGGAAGTGCCTGAGTTGACATTAATGCCCTCCTTTTTGTGCCATCCGCTTCAAAACGCACATACATATCCGGTAGTTCAACCATTACTTGGCCATGTGAACCATCAAGCATGGCAGATGCTGAATTATCCCGGTATATTGAATTGTTGGCACTAAGATAATAGTTGACAGTTCCATCATCATTCAATACACACCGGCGCATTAATGATTGCAAGGGCAAAGATTGGTGCAACTCATTCTTACCAACACGTGTTGGTTTTGGATTTGAAACGGTCGTATCCCATTCGATGCCATAGTAATAATCATAAGCATACGTTGGGCGCGTTGTCCCAACTCCAACTAAAAGTCCCATATAAATTTGATTTTAATTTAATAACCCCATTTGATGACCAAATTAGTCAACGATGTCTGTTTTACCACCTTGACAATTTCAGGATTCCAACCCACGTCAAAAGTAGTTTCGATAAACTCACCATCTGCCATTCCTGCCAATTGGACTTGCAGTTTAATGGATTGTAAACCATCATTCTTTATGTTAAAACATTGCCCTGTTGGCAACGAAAAATTGCTATTTTGTATATTGTCAATTATCCCTAACTTACCAATTTGGGAAGACACCATTTCTCCTGATCTTGTTGTACTCATATAAATTATTTTTTGTACAAAAATATATATTGTATCATTATAATACACAATGTTGTAAAATTAAATAATAACTTTATGGTTTTCTACCCATATAGTTATATGTCCAATAACTACCATCGTATATGAATAATCCAATATCTCCTTGTCCTTCTCCAACATTAATCGAACTCAATACACTTGTATTAAGTATTGATTTGCCATTTCCATTTGCAACGACATTTGAATTATTCCTCCGTATCATAATTACCTCACCTGTGTATGGATTTGCCGGCATACTTATTGTGATCTCAGATGTATTGTAGCATGAAACAAATACATCAGTTTTGGTTAACGTTGTCGAACTTGATATTACCCTACAACCAATGTATAAACCATTGGCTTTTAGTTTGTTGAAATATCCGCCATAACCCTCGCTATACACCGCATCCGAATCACCCGTTTGGTCATTCCCATATATTGCGGCATTAAGTGAATTTCCTAAATATTGATCCCCGGCAACTCTATGTTGTAATAGAGCAGCCATTGAGACACATGATGAAATACCGGCGGTTACAGGTAAAGCGTTTATGTTGCTCCCATTTGTAAAAACGCCTTCCGATGTCATCTCTGAATAGCTATTGTCATCGTCCCTATCCCTCACCGATATTCCGGGCTTGGAAGTCCCATTTGTAGCCATATAGCCAACTGCAATCCCAAGCCTTAACAAGGCATTATTTGTGGAACTCTCACCAGCTTTATTTTTGTAGAAACCTATTTCATTTGAGTTGGCCAATAGGCGTGGCAATGAATCATCACTACCGGTTGACATCCTGTTTATAATTAAATTTTCTATGTATGCCAATTCAGCGAGCAACAAACCTGTCGCAACGCTGTTAAATGAAGAGCCGAACGAATTCCATTTGCTTGTGTCTGTTGGCAGGATTCCAGCAAAATTTCCTGCATCCGTGCGGGCGACATAATAAACATCATTGTATTTCACGGCATCTACCCGTTGTGGCAACCCATAATAAGTTGTTGCCGCGTTATAAACTCCACGGAATACGAGCGATGGACTATCGCCCTTGTCTCCTTTCGCACCGGTTTCTCCTTGAATGCCACTTGTTCTTATCGGTGTGCTCCAGTTTTGAACCAGTATCCCTGTTGCCGTTTTTTTTGCAACCGTCATCCATAAATATTCCGATGTGCCAATAGTTGGCATTGTACTTGTCCACCCCGATGGATTATTGTCTGTAACAGTAAGTGCCGGTGGTGTGCTTGTTGAGCCGTTTTTTGCATATCTATATTCAAAATATGCACCATCAACACCATCATCACCATTTACTCCATTCGTGCCATCCACACCTTTAGATGCTATCACATCCCAATATGTCGTGTTTGTAGGCAAAACATTAGAAATAGGGGTATTATAAATGTAGCGGTAAGTTGAACCGTTATAAGTAACTTCATCTCCTTTGTAGTATGTGTTTTCACTTACGTATGATCCACGGAAACAACCCAATGGTTGGGTTATGCCTGAATCGGATTGTACCATTGTTCCTTTCAACACGAACTTACCATTTCCTCCAATGTTCCATGCCAATCCTTTGTTTTCATCACCAACTCTAAATTCATTGTCATCCAAGTCAAAGAAGCTTCCACTTCCACCACTGCTTTCAATCCTTCCAGTCTTTATAAACCTTCCATTAACTGTCGAAAAACCATAAGTTAAAGATATGGAACGCACTTGCATTTCAGAATCTACCGAATTTACCACTCCAATCCAAAAATGATAATAATTTACATCTTGTTCAACTTTTATTTGGGATGTTGAAAATATAATTGACCCCGCCGTTCCGACACGTTGACATTTTGCGTAAATGTAATAAGCTGATTCTGATTCAAAAATTGTTTCATTGTTTGCCAAAGTCCATGAACGGATAGTATCTTCACTTATAGTATAATGAGTGAGGACACCCCCGGTTACTTTTATCAAGTCTTTGTCTCCTGAATAATTGGGCTCGAATGATGTATTTGTCAATCCAAATTGCATGGATTTAGCGCCAACGGACAATGCAAGCGTTTCAATCGAATTGGGTTTTATTTTTCCGGTGTAATAATCACCTTCCGGATCAAAAACCATGTTCAATAGTTCTTGGGATGTACGCCAATTGGAACGTGCTCGAACCGGATTTTTAAGGTTGTTTATTGATACTATTTTATCAAGTGATGTCAACTCCGATATGACACGGTTTGTTATGTTTGTCGTAACGGTGTCGGATATTGTTAAAGTATAATCATATTCATCCAATAAGTTACGTGTCAAAGATTTCACCCTAACAGACTTGTCAACATCAATATCAACATCTTTAATGGGTATGTAGTCGCCCGGCTGAAAGATGTTTACTGTTGAACCATTACCAACCATCTTTTCCAAGAAAGATTTGGTGATGCTCAAGCCATATTGTACCTTGGGTTGGCTGTTTTGGTCATAGTAAGTATTGCCCTCATTGGCAAGTTCGGCTTCCGCGGCTTGCTCGTATGTATCTGGCAATGCAACATCTATCAACTTGTATTCATCGCCAATGGCAAACTGGAAAGCGGTTGATTTGTCAGAAGGGAACACATCGCCCCGATCATCTGTTTGCTTTACCAAGGTGAATGTATGCGTTGCATGGTCGTATTCATGAACCTCAAATTCATAACCCGCCAAATTGCCGGTATTGAAATGCACCTTTGCACTTGTTCCATCAATCAAATATTTGGTTGTTACGCCATCGGTTTCTTTCTCATTCAAATCAAACATTTTTGTATCAATGAACTTCAAAACAGAATCTGAAAAAATTCCGGTAACTGAACCATTGAACGTTGGCTTTATATCATCGAAATATTTTGTCGCTTCATATATTCCATATTTTTCAACGGCATCCTGCTTTTCAATATATGATTGTGATTTTGTCTTTCCGGGTAAACATAACCGTAAAGCCCTGTATTTGTTTGTGATATTATCCGTTGAGCCATACACTTTCAGGCGTGTTACAATATTTGAAGAATCAACGTTTTGCCTGTCAAGTGAGTAAAGCCCTTTTCCCTTGCCAAATTGGAAGGTGTATGGGAATATTTGTCCAACCTTATTTTTGAAATTGATTGTGCAAATGCCGCTTGATTGTATAATTTCAAATTCAACATTAAAATTTTCTTCGGAACATAAATTTTGAAGTACCGATAAACAATTATCAGATTCATTGAATGTTAGCGTTATTGTTTTTGTATCAGGCAAAGTTCCTAAAACCCATTTTCCGGGAAATACACGGCACGCATTGGCAATCAACACGGTAGCGAACCGGCGTAAATCACCTGTCAAACTATCCGCTTGCACATCCTGCAATTGGTTTGTCGTTGTATCAATTGTAAGGTCGTATGTAGCCCTCATCAGGTCATATTGAACTCCCTCGAATTCTAAATCATAAACAAATGCACGAGTTCCATTTTTATGCACTGTCGGCAACCTGTTTAGCTTATATGCCCTACCAAAAGCCGTAATTTTATCACCGATACCATACGTTTGCGGCTCTACCGATTCAATGCTTATATTAACCAAATCGCTTCCGAGTAATTCCCATGTTTGTTTTGCCTGCTTTATTTCAGTAGCCGCACTTCTTTTTGCAATTGGCACAATAGAGCCATTTGGTTTTGTAATTATAATTTGTTCCATACTACAATCGCATTGGTTGTGAAGTCTGTTATTTCATCAATACATCCGGTAATAAGTGGGAAATAATCGCCGTTTGTTTCATATACATGTGAAAGCGTGATCGCCGTACCGCTAACATCGTAATCCACCGTGCCATCACCCCAATAGATATTGACCATTTTTGTGGTGGTCATGGTAATGGTGCAAGTCTTTGTCGAATCACCAACGCGAATGTGTTTTAATATGCGTTTTACCGGTTCGGGTTCAAACAATTTTAGCTTGAAAGTACCGACCATCAATTCATCACTCCATTTTTTTGCTACTGAAATTTCATCCTTGCAATATACTTCGTACAACAATGGTTTTGTTGGGTGTACATCAATCATCAGGCGTTGAGTTCCTTGTTCATCAAACAGTTGTTCAAACCTTGACAACTTCATTATGAAGTCATTTTTTGAATTTGCCTTTATGAAACAGGACAATGTGATTTCACGTTGTTCGTAAAACTTATGTTGCAAGTCAACCGCTTCACCGTGGTAATTATCCCATGATACTTTTGCCATTTCTTTGAGTTTTGGACGATCTACAACACCATCCGAATCAGATACGTATATTCCATATTCCTTTAAGTCAACACCATCCAATCTGTATGCTTGTTGTTTGTTTCCCAATGCTTCAATCAAATCGCTTTGAGTTAACGCGGCACTGTAAAACTTTACATCGTCAAGGCAACCCAACCCATAATTACTGCCATAATAGTCTTGGTTCAAAGAAATTCCCTGCAATGACCCTGTGTTGCTTATTGTATTGACCAATGTTGAATTTACGTAGAAATTAAATGCGCTTCCTAACCTTGCTATGCACAAAGAAACCCAACTTTCCGGATTTACATCAATTGCTACTTCAACATAATTCTCCAACCCAACAAAATTCAACAACCACGTAAGTTTTTTTGGCGATCCACTTTCAATAGTGCCGCATTTTACCCACATTATCATCGAAAAATCAACTGAAAGGTCTGGTAACACATTTTTAGTTACCTCACAAGTGTCATTGCCTCCAAAATAAATAGCATTACCAACTTTACCCGGAACAAACAAAGCACCCGGTGATACTTGCCCATCGGCGCGGTTGTTGCTATAATCGTAAGCAATTGTTGAACCATTGCTTTCATCAAATGGCAGGTTCAATATTACATTATTATTTGATCCCATTTTTATTTTTTTTATATTGTTTGTAATACATTAATATATTATCCTTTGCCATACGGCCGCAAATGATCGCTACCAGACCCGTTTTTCATTTCACGAATATCATCCCTAATATCTTTCAGGTGTACATTATATGAAGTGTTTTGGGCTATCGTTGAAAGATAAATCAATTGCGACCGAATGATCTCCGTTGCCTCCAACTGATTTATTCGTATTGCATTCATTTGTCCACCTATCAACGATGCTGTTTCTTCAGAAACTCCTTTTACAGCACCTGTTAAAGAACTATCATTGGAATCGGTTGAAGTAAAGCCATAGTCTTCCATTTTTTTATTCCATTGTTCCAAGAATGATTCAGCCCCATCCATTGAACCCTCTATACTTTCATAGAACTTAGCCAAAATATCTGCTTGTGCATTTGCTATTGACTCAGGATCTCCAAGGTCATAAGCTGTTTCAAGTTGTTTTTGCAAAGCCTCGAATTTGCTGTTGAAAAACAACTCCATCATCAGTTTCTTGCCTAAATCTTCAAGTACATCGTATCCGGCATTTTTAAAAGAACTCCACGCGTTCGTACCATCATTGACGGCATTAACAAGTGCTGTTGACAAGCTATCATACAATGATCCGAATGTATCTTTGATGTCTTCATCTATGACCGCCATGGCATCGTCATAAGCTTCTTTAAGGTCTATGACATTCTGTATCTGTTTGCGTTGTTCGTCCGAAATCTGCGTATTGGTGTCAAGAAATGCTTTTGCGGCATCTACATCGAAGTTACCGGAACTATCCCATAGTTGAGGGGCTAAATCTTTCAATGATGTATATAAATCCTGGTCTCCCCAAAAATTAGCCCATCCAGACCTGTCTTTTGTCTTGACTGCCATCGCCTGCAAGTCCGTATAACCTTTCTTGTACGAATCCATAAGCGTTTTTGTTTCGTTGGATAGTTCTTTTGCAGCCCATAATTGCGACAATGTCAAAACGCTTACACCTGCATTCGCATATTCATAAGAGGCTGTAACGGCTGTTGTTTTTTCCAAAGCCTCATTATATTCTTCAAGGGCTTTTTTTGCTTTTTGATAAGCTTCTATCGCTATTTTTGTGGAATCTGACCCAAACACCTTATCTTTTGTTTCAGATACTTTTAATTGCAACAGTTCATAACTGTTTAAAAAATCAAGCCTGTTCTGCTCAAATTCTTTTTGTTCGGCCTCCTCAATGGCAGATGCATCAACGCTTTGTTGGATTATATTTGTAACTCCTCCAACTATCGCCCCTATCCATCCTCCGCTCTTAGCCCCTTCGCCTGCCGCTTGCAGGTTAGAACCCATGGCCGACATCATTTCCGCGTTTTCTTTCATCCGTTCATCGCCACTCGCATCAGCCAGCTTTTGCATGGCATCCGTTAATGCCTGAACACCTTGTAGCGCATCGTAAGCTCCCTGCGAAAGACTTTTTACCGCCGAATCCTTCGCTTTATCACCGAGTTCATTGAATGAGTTTTTAAGTTCTTGATTGTCAGTTTTTGATGCTTGCGTGTACTTATCCTGCGCTTTTTGCATCAACTTAAACCCTTTTATGACACCTGAAAATAAATATCCATCATCATTAGTACCCAAATCATCTTTCAATTGGTCGGTTGCTTCTTGAATTTTAATGATACTTTCCGGGCTTTCTTTCAGTTGGTCTGCTTGCTCCTTGGTTATGAAAGTAAGGTCGAAATGTTGTTTTTCACCACGCAAATATGACAATAGTTTTTCCGAATTCTGCAATGCTTGTTGAGTTGACTTTTTGCTCATCGCCCCTGCTTTGTTGAACAAAGAACTTAGCAAAACATTATTTTTCGCAATAATATCAAGTTGACTGTCTGATAATGACTTTAAAGCTTCAACCTTCTCTTTTGTAAGCAATGCCACAAGCTCATGATTGTTGTTTTTAGTTGCCAATGCGATTTTTGCATCATAATCGGCGGATATTGAAACTTTTTGCTGTTCGTATGTTTTGTACTCATCAAGCATAGCATCATACGCTTTCTTTTCACTCGTTTTCTGTTTCAGGTCGAGTGTGTCAATTTGTTGTTGTATGACTTTCTTCCTTGCAATGTCCGTTTCAGAATTAAATTGTTCTTCCAGCTTTTTTCGTTTTTCAAAATACAACACATCTGTTTTCTCTTTGCTATCCAAATAGTCTGAATATTCTTTCCCGGCATCTTCATACTCGTCATTGCTTTTTTTAACCACATTTTTTTCAGCTTCATCAAGTGATTCGGACTTTTGTTTTTTCAATGGGTCATTGTCTTTCAGTTCATCCCGCATTTTTTTTATGGCAACCAACTGATCAATTACAGTCCTTGAACTATCAAGTTGCTGTGATATGCTATCCTTGAATATGTCAAGAAGGTTCGTATTTGTTTCACTTGCAATCTCATTCGTTACTTGGTGTAGTTGCTTTTTTGTCAACTTACCGGAATCAACCATGTTTTGCAGGTAATCCTTGTATGTTTTCCCTTTTTCAAGCAAGCCGGAAAACTCAACTTGTGCTTCTTTTTGCAACCCGGCGTTTACCCATTTGAAATACTCATCATACTTCTTTTTTTTGTCATCGAGCATGATAGTAAATGGATCTTTTTCTTTAGTCGGTGTTTTTTCTTTTTTCCCGGTCAAGGTATCCAATTGCTTTTGCAACTTTTCTGTTTCTTTGATATTGGCTTTTATTTTAACCGGGTCTGACAGTTTTTTAAGCGCTTCTTGTTTGGCTGTGATGGCTTGTTCGATAGCCCCGATAGTTCCATCTTTATAATCATTAACAGATTCAATACCACCTTTTTTAAGGTTATAAATCGAATTACTTTCTTCAATAGCGGCGTTGCTGTATCCCTGCTTTATTTCTGCTGTAAGTTCGTCTATTTCCTTTTTTTTCTGTTTTTTCGCTTGGTTATCACCTTTAACATAATATCCTGTCGATCCGAACGTACCGGAACTTGTTTGCACGTATGTAGAAGATTTGTCAGGCATTGCATCATATTCCAATTGTTTTTTCATCAGTTCTTTTATTTTATCCGATGATTGTTGCGTGTAAACCAATGCTTTAGCCTTTGCAATTTGAGCAAGTACAAACCTGTCTTTATTTTCAATCAATAGGTTTTCGGCATCTTTTACACCATTTATAGAAACGCCTAACTCATCAAATGCCTTTTGATTTTGTTGGATAAATTTCTCCTTTTCCTTGATATTATCACCAAGTTTTGTGTATTTAAGTGAAAGCTCTTCTATCGACCCAATCGGTTTATAGATGTTTTCGGAAAATGATTTTGCGAACTCTTCCTGTGCCTTTTTTGCTTCGCGTTGTTTGCTTGTCAACGCATACACACCGGTTGCAAGTGCTGCTATTCCTGCAATAATCCAACCGATAACAGGTATTGACTTTATCGCAAACCCTACTGCCTTGAATGCACCGGCAAGCGTTAAGTTAGCCACCGTTCCTGCTTCGGCGGCAACCGTGTTTGCTACCTTGCCCGCCGTATCTAATGTTTCAGCGACTACCGATTCACCGGTTGCAGCCACATTTGCCTCATGCGCGGCTGTATTTGCAGTTGTGGCAACCGTTTCGGCGGTTTCAGCAACCGTAGCTTTTGCCACTATTTCAGCCCACCACGATTTCAAACTGTTCATGGTTACAAGTTGGAACGCCGAATCCTTGTTCAACGTTTGGGCAACTTGCTGTAACCCCATTGTGATAGCCATGACGGACTGGACTTTTGTCATGACCTTGTTCAAGTCTTCATTTTCGCCGGCAAATAAAGACACCGCCCCTGTAACGGCTGAAAATCCACCTGCCAAGCCTGATAGACCAACTATGACACCTTGAAAATTACGCTCATCATTTGCCAAGGCTTTTCCCTGTTGGTTAATATCACCTTGCAAGTCAACTAAATTTCCAAGTTTAGTTTTCAATGCCTCATATTGCGCTTCACGCCCTGCATATACTTTCCCAGTATCTAAATCTACAAGTGAAGCCATTTCTTTTTTGAGGTTCATTATTTGAGTTCTCAAACTAACAGTAGAGGTGGCGTTATCTTCAATCTTTTTTTTGTTTTGTTCAAATTTAAGTTGTTCTTCAGACAACTTATTTCCAAGGTCGTCAATTTCAACCAAAAGTTGTTTCCTTGCCTTTATTTCACCTTCAATAGCTAATTGCCTGTCAGTCCGGTATCCACTGCCTCCTACATCTTTTGAGTATGCCCCCCCGGCAGCATTACCAAGTTTCTTGTATTCTGCCTCCAGCGATGAAATTTGCTTCCTGTGTTCACTGCCGGCGGCATCCAACTGGTTAAATGCCGATTCTATATTCCCGGCAGTAATATTAAAGGCTGCATCCATTTCTTTACCACCCGCAACCACCCCGTCCGACAAGCCCTTTATCCTGCGCAACGTTTCTTCGATAACCCCATTCATTTGGTCATTATCCATCACCGATTTGAAGGATAAAGCCCCTCCATCAATTTCCGCCATATAATTAAATTTTAAAACCTACATTAAACTATTAACATAATTCATGATGCTTTCGCTGTTATCTTCATTCAACTCTATTTCTTCATCATTTCCATCATAATCATAACTTGGGGCATCGATCATCATCCTTTGTACCAATGTCCATGCAATGCCATTTACAAGGTAATCATACGTCCAGCCGAAATGTGCGCAAATAGCGCCTCGACGGCCATGCGGACTATTTAACCCTCGTTGTTTTCCTCTACCCGAATCGGCATTGTGCTTCTGTTTGCTGACATTAATCGAATAGAGTTCAAAAAATCCCCAAAGTTGCAGATTGCATTTATTAGAATAAATAATTGGTATAACTTTGATGGCTTGATTTGACGGGCAAACAAAGAAGTCAAATACTCCAATTGCTTGGTATCTTCAACGTAGCGGACAACGCCACCTTTTCCCGGTGTGGGTATCAAATAATCAGACCCAAGCACTGCAAGTGCAACAACCTTTGCACAACGCATTGAATGGCTGTGTGCAAGTGTCCGGGCTTTCTGCATGCCATCATCGGATTGCAAAGCGGCTTCATCAATGGCAAATTCAATCCATTCAGCCGAAAGGCGATCAAGTGTTCCAAGTGTCGGTTCTTCAATTTTGAATTTCCGCTTTACTTCAACAACCACACGTTTTTTTATCAAGCCAAAGAACCGGCGTTTAACTTCAATTTTGGCATCTGCAACCTCGAATGATATTCCCTTGTTTATAAGTGCGTTTAATTCTGTCTTTTCTTGTTCAAGCAACGTTTTTTCCATATTATGTAATAATAAGAAAGCCCCGAAAACACTTGGTTCTTGGGGCTTTCGGCATTTGTAATTTTATCCGTTTTTTATCAAGATTTTGGAACGCCGCGGATAGCTTTACCACTTGTAACCGAAAGTGGTGTAACGGTAAAGTCAACAAGGAAAATACCTTTGGCGGACATATCGGCATTGATTACCGCTTCAATGTCGGCATTGGGAATTTCAAAATTTAACCCTTGTTCCGTAACCACTAAAATGGCTTTGTTTGCCACAACCTCATTGCCGTCGAACGTCCATTTAGCTGTTGCACCAGTACCCACCAATGCACCACCTACATAGTTTGTCAATACGGTGGGATCGGCATCCATGATGGAAAATGTCAGCTTTGGAATTTTCCGTTGTTTTTTACGAACCTCCGGAGCCGACATGCCCTCTTCGAAATGTTCTGTAACATCAGCAGCATCCTGTGATATTTTTGCCGAATCTTTGTAAGTCTTGCCAATTTTAGCAAGAGTGGTTGGCATAGTGCCATTCGGTGCGGCATCACCTACCTGTATTTGGCTCAAGCCTAATGTTATAAGTCCCATAATTTATGTTTTTAATCAGTTTGAATATTCCACGAAATTCTAATGTTTACATAGTGTTGTTTTACACTTGGTTCTTCCAATGTTGCTTGGCTTTCAAGTATCAATTTCAACCCTGTAATGTTCGCACCTCTCAAGGCTTCCATTACCTTGTCAGATAATGCTTTCAATCGCACGCGATTTGCTTTCACTTGTTGTTTGCCACCTATCTTCACATCCTTATCCGAAACAAAAATGTTCACGTTTGAAGTGCCTATTTGTGGCAAAAAGTCTTGTGTAAGGCTAATACTGTTCACAACAATGTCTTCATTTGTTGAATCCGATGGACGGTCATCACCCACATAAATACCACCACTAATAGCATTCTTCACGGGTGAATTGAACAATAGCCCGTACAAAATCGAATCCGTATCAAATGTTTGCTTCATATCCACAACCTGTTATGCAATTGCCCCACATCATACTTCAACACGCCACCGGTTACACGTACACTTGTGCCGTCCGCATTGTCGGCAACAAAAACGCTTGTGCCAACTCCAACTAATAGTGTATCTTTTGGTAATTGAATTAATGATACAAAAACGTGGAACGTACCTCCGGCAACTTGTATTTGCGTGCCTTTCCCATTGGTTTCTTCACGGCAACTTGCAATCAACACCGGCGCGGCATTATCGGGTTGAACCCAATTTCCATCCTCATCCTGATGAGCTTCACCACCGTTTTGCACGGCGAACAAGTAATGTGGATATTGCTTTACCATACGTTTGAACGGTTACGGATTTTAGGGCGACCAACCAACACGTTCTCAAAGCCTAATTCATTGCATAATGCGTTGTAGTAGAGTTTGACGGCTTCCATATTCCATGTAATAGAATATCCGCCCTCTTGAACGTTTTGTGTTGCCCCCTTAAGCACAATTGACATCCGGTTATATATGGCTTTGTCGCAAGAGAATACATCAACAGTAGCATCGCCATCAAGCGAACTTTTCAAAATGATAATATCTATATCATCATCCGAAACATTCAACCCATTCAGTGATTTGGTTAAGTATTGCTTGTTTGTCATTGCCATAAACGCTTTATAAGTAACGGCGGGTGTGGTTAAGCACCCGCCATTGTTTTAGTTCTTATTCCAAGATGTTGCGTTGGTTTGCATCAACAACGAACGACCTGCCAAGTTCCAAGCCGGGAAAAGATTAGCGATTCCTTCAGTAACCTCTTTTACAGGACTTTCTTCCGAGTACTTTTTGATAAGTGTGTGTCCTTGCATTGCCTTGATTGAAGTACTTGACTGCAAATTCAAGTCGATAGGTTTCTTCCAATAAGTAGTCCCCAATACCTTGCTTTCGCTGAACAACATGACATCGTCTTCAAACGGATTTGAAGTTGTTCTTGTCCCATCGGCAAGCTCAATGGTGATGTCTTGGTCGATAACGACAATTTGCAACCCTTTGAAAATCTGGGATTGCGATGAAAGGTACTTGTTAACGTTATCAAGGCTTGGAGAATCCTGTGTGTTCGCAATGTTCTGGATGAACGAAGCGCAACGTTTATACACCTCTTCTTGGTTGGAGAATTTGGCAAACGTATCTACATTCATGAACACAAACTTGTAGTTAGCCCCGATAGCTTTCCCGGCTTTCAAAGCGGCTTTAAAGTCAACGGTAAAAGGCTTTCCGGATGTTCCGGAAGCGTATGAAGTGTTTACCCCCAATTTTTGTGTTGTTGGAATTTGGTAGTCAACATCATATTCCGTTACAATAGCGGCATTGTTTGAATTTGTAAACGTTACCTTCCCGAGGGATATTTGTTTCAATGCAATCCACTCGGCACGGGCTGCCACGCCATCCCAACAATATTTGGTATCTTCCGCCCAAAATTCAACCAATGCTTTCAAATCAGGATTGTTGGATGCCATAGCGACCATAATGTCATACTCGGTCAACTCATCCTCATTTTTATCACGTGAAATAGTGATTTTTGGGATGTCTCCCTGTATCCGGCTGATAGCCTCACGGGTTTTTTTCGGTATTGTAGCACCTCTTGAAACCAAGTCGGCGGCAATCTTCAAACCTGATTGCGCTTCAAGCATTTTCCAAGTTAGGAAACTTGTTTCCTTGAGAGGGAAAAGGGTTGGATAATAGTAGTCTTTCAGGTCGTAAGTGTGAATCACTGCCTGCATATCCTTTTCATTCAACCCTATCATTAATGATTTCTGCATATCTGTTTGTTTTTAAGGGTTAAACATAAATTACACCTTTCAGTGCTGTTTTAATTGCATCGGTTACTTTCGGCGCATTCGATTCTTTCACAACGCCAATAACCCAAGCCGATACAAACAAGTTGCTATTAGCTACTACGTTTTCGTTCGATCCGGCAATAGCCGATGGAGTTACTGAAAATGTCTTGTTAGAACCGGCGGTTTGATAGGCTGCCGTATTGGCAGTTATCGCAACACCAAGGGTTGTCCCTAAGGTAATGACATCCTTTGAAGCATTGCTTTTGTCGATTGATGTAATAAGCTGACCGTTAGCAGTTGAAGCGGCAAAGTAATCACCTACTTTAAAGTGATGTCCTTTTGCTACCTCATAAGTTGTTGCCGCATTAGTTGCATCGGTGATGATTTGTGCGGTTTTACATACCTGATACAATCCATTCGACCCAACACCAATCGGAGTGCCCTCAAACAAAGCATCGCCACCTAAAGATGCAACCGATACGGTTACACCACCGGGTATGTCGGCAACACGATGAAGCACACACTTCACCACACGGTTGTCCGTTTGTCTTTTAATTGTAAGTGCCATTTTAAATTGGATTAATTAAATTAAACTTCTCTTCCTGATAGTTCTGTTTTACTATCCGGTTTTTGGCTTGCAACATAATCGGCGACACCTTTTGAAACCCCATCATCAGCCTTTTGGGCAAAAAACGGTTTTCCTTGTCCGCCAAGTGCGGCATCAGCCACGTTTTGATTTGCTGTTGCAATCGCGGTTTCCTTTTCTGCCAAGTATTCATTGAATTCTTCATCGGAATTGAAATTCATACGTCCAAAATCTTTCAGGGCTTGTGCCTTGAAATTGTCATCTTTGCACGTTGAAAGCTTTTCCGATAGTGATTGAAGCCTTGTTTTGGCAATTTCGCCTTTTTCATAACCCTCTAATTTGGCTTGAAGCGGTGAAATAGATTCTGCAATGGCAGCTTTTACAAGTGCCGCAATATCATCCCCACCCTTGGGCATTTTATCATCCGACCCAGGTTCAGGATTCTTTTTTTCCACCAAGTCAAATTTCTTTTTCAGGTTGCTTTCATAGGTTTTATTGCCGTCCGAAACCTCTTTGTCAACTTCTGCGCGATACTCTTTGACGAATTCATCAACCTGCGCTTTGGTCAACTTATCAACAAGGGTTTTCGCTTCATCTTCTGTTGCCGCCTGTAACGCAATGGTGCGTGCCAGTTGGTTTAATCCATCCTTTCGCACGCCTGTGAACGCCGCCATCAGTAATGCGAGAATTTTTTCCTTCATTTTTCAGTGAATTTTAAGTTTACAAATCAAAACACAAAAATAGTTGTATTATAGTGATACACTTTAAAATGAGGGATATAATTATGCTTTAGTTATTCACATTTTATTATGTTGAAAAAAAATATGATTTTTTTTGCTGAAATGATTGTTTTATTTAATAAAACAACTATCTTTGTAGTGTATTACTATAATACATAATTATTACTAATAATTAAAAAGCAACATCATGACAACGAAAGAAAAGGAAATCAATGCTTTGAAAGCATTAGTTAAGATGGATGGCTATTTTGCCGAATACTTCAAAGGCGACCTTGAAGTAATGATTAAAAATATCAACAATGATTTTCCAATTGAAATGGGTATTAAATCTACTAACACCATTGAATACTTCCAAAAACGGAATGATGAAATGGTAGAAAAACATGTGCTTGAAATTTTGGATTTGTGTGATACATTGTTGTGTATCCACGAAGAAACCGGAAATGAAAGATTGTATGAACGCGCCATTGAAAAGTTAGGACGAAAAAACGTAATTGCCCGAAAACGGATCTTGGGACTTGCTGTTACAAGCGATGAAATTGATTTTTTACTGAAAAATGTATCACTATAATACAGTATGGTAATGAGAAATAGAGATTTATTAGAAGCAATTGAAAATTACGTTGCAGACACTAAAAAAGCAGAAAAGGGGGATTCGGAAAACGCAAAAATCCTTATGAAGTTATCCTTGATAGAATTGAAAAATGAAATTAAACATGCCACAATGGACGATATTTCGGAAATATTCACAGATTTGCGTGATTATTGGGACACGATAAATAACATATAAAATCGCAACAATGAAAATCAAAAGAACAGTCCCGAAAGTTTCACGCCAAAGGGCGGTTGAATTTGCAATGAATCACAATTGTGTGTCAAAACAGATTGCAGAACAATACACCGATTCAGAATTAAAAGAGGTGTTAAGAGTATTAAAACTAAAACCTAATTTTTTATGATGATTTTCATATAATTAAATACGAAATAAAATGAGCTCATACAATAACTTTTCAGATGCAGATCTTTACCCAACACCCAATGATGTCATTTCGAGAATGCTCGAATCAGTAAATGTAAGTGGTCAAGTAATACTTGAACCATCGGCAGGATTTGGCGCGATTGTAGATTACTGCCAACAAGCAGGAGCAAAAGAAGTTTTAGCTTGCGAAATATCTGATAGGTTAAGGAAAATACTTGATAATAAATGTCATATTATCGAAAACGATTTTCTTGATCTTACTTCAGATAGGGTTTCACACGTTGATATGATCATTATGAACCCACCATTTTCACAACAAGAAAAACATATATTGCACGCTTGGGATATTGCACCTTCAGGATGCAGGATAATAAGCCTTTGCAACTCTGAAATGATTGAAAACAGATACTCACGTTTGCGAACTCAAATTGGCGAACTGGCTAAAATGTATGGAAATTCCGAAAACTTTGGAAGTGTTTTCAATTCCGCTGAACGACCTACTAATGTTGAAATTGGATGTGTGTGGCTTTATAAACCGGGGAATGATGAAAATGAATTTGATGGATATTTTGACTTATATGACTATGAACAAACTGAAATAAATGATTCAGGTATATGCCGTTATGATTTTGTTCAAGACATAGTTTCAAGATATGTGGAAGCCGTTAGTTTATTCGATGAAGTTGATGCCGCGAACAAGCGAATTAATACCTCCATTTCAGGCGTTGTTGAACGGTTTAACATAAGTTTCGGTGCACACATCGAACGTAATAATGAATACCAAACTATTACAAGGCAAGTATTTAAAAAGGAACTACAAAAAGCAGCATGGAAACGGCTTTTTAGCATGATGGACATGGGAAAGTACGTTACTACTGGAGTAATGGAAAAAATAAACAAGTTTGTAGAACAACAGGTTCATGTTCCGTTCACTGTGAAAAATGTGTACCTAATGATTCAAATGATCGCATGCACGCATGGGAACAGGATGGATAGGGTACTTGTTGAAGCTTTTGAAAAGATATGTTCTTTCAGCTATGAGAATTCAACAGCCGGCGAAGGTTGGAGAACGAATACAGACTTCACAATCAATAAAAAATTCATTTTGCCTTATGTCTGCGATTATTATAGTCGTTGGAAAAGTGATACAGTGAGCATACGTTATGAAACAGGCAATAAGTTGGATGATATAGTAAAAGCCCTATGCTATATGACAGGGCAACAATTTGATCCGGGATGGGATGCTTCCTTGAAAGGATTTTTCAATAAGAATAAAATCCCGTATGGTGAATGGGCTGAGTGGACTTTCTTTCGTGTGAAAGGATTTAAAAAAGGAACTATGCATGTAGAATTTAAAGACGAAGACCTGTGGCGCAAATTCAACCAACGTGTTGCTGAAATAAATGGCTGGAAAAATATGGTTTCTCACTCCAAAAAGGGAAGGAAAAGTAAGAAGAATAGCTTTTAAATATTTAGTATGAAATTTACAATCAAACATTTACAGCAATATTTAGACGGCTATTTTGATTTGATCCCCAAAGAATTAGGCGTAGAATTAGTCCAGTTGGGTTTTTTGAATTATAGAAAACTAACTCCCGATAATTATGATTATTGGTGGTATGAGGTACCTGATATAAATAAAATTGACAAAAAGACATTCACCTACAATTGGAGTGATTTGATACCAACTAAAAAAATGGACATGGTAAAACGATTTATCAAATTTCACAAAGACAGTGAAAGCATGTACGCATTAATAACTAATATTTTAAATATCGAATCCGCGAGATTTGACGGGATAGACATAAATACAGGGGAAACACAATTTGAAAGTATGATAGGTTTTTATTACGGCAAGAAAAAACATATTATTTCTACACAGTTGAGTTTTTTATTTTAATGCCGCTTATTTATGTGTTATGGGTGTTATTTATTTCTTTTCGTGTTATAAATTTTAAAATACAATACAATGAACTTAACAACTAAATTATCAATTGAAGAACAAAATGATTTTGTTCAAACGCTTTTTGGATTTGAATTAGTGAATGTGTCGCCAACAACAGAAGAACCTCACTTCGTATTATATGACGAAGACGGTAATGAGTTTTACGGCTCTAATGAAAATTGTCAGTTTGATTTTTCAACTCTTGCTGGTATAATTTCATATACAGCTCACAGAGCAAAGAATCAAGGTTATTCGGATTGCCAATATGCAATGCGCAAACTTATCGGTATTTCTTAAACTTGCCGATAACGGCAAGGCTAAACCCGCCGTTAATGTAAACTTTCAAAGCGCACAAACGTATCACGGCTGGGTTTTAGCCCTGTGTTATGGCTTAGTGCTTCTCTTTATTTTCAAATCGAATTATAAACTAAATAAAATTAAAACTATGTTAGAACCAAAATTTACAAAAGGCGAATGGATTTACGAAGTTCGAGAAAGCGGATTAAGAACAGTTTCGTGTGATAAACACGTTGTGTCTATTTTCCCACACTTAACAACTTTAGAAAAAGATACTATTGCAAACGCAAAACTCATGGCTGCTGCACCTGAATTATTTGAAGCGTTGAAAACAATGATGATTGGATTGGAAGATGTAGACATACCAAATGACGGACATAGCACCATTCATACAGGATATACAATGGATATTATATTACAAGCAAAAGCGGCAATGATAAAAGCTGTCGGGGCTGAATCTTTTTAGCATTAGCCATAACGGACAACTGGTATGCAAATCCTGCCCATTTGCGGGCTGTCGACTTGTCGACAAGCTGCAAATGCAATGCGGGAGAATAGACACCGAAAACGCACACGGCGGGCAGGTGGGCATACCAATTGTTATCGGCTGG